CTGTCAGAACAGTTTAGCTACAACTTAGTTATTCATGAAATGCTGAAAGATACTGGTATTAAAACTAAAATTATCAAACAGTATCTTCCTGTAATGAACAACCTTGTAAATCAGTATCTACAAACATTAGACTTCTTTGTACATTTTAACTTGGACGAATCTTTCCAAGAAACTATTCGCTCACGCCATCGTGATGAATTTACTTACGATTCATTCAGCGAAGGCGAGAAACAACGTATCGACTTGTCTCTGCTATTTACTTGGCGCCAGATTGCTAAGATGAAGAATTCAGTAGCAACAAATCTTTTGGTCTTAGATGAAACTTTTGATTCTTCTCTTGATCATGACGGTGTGGATAACCTTATGAAAATTCTATACAGTCTAGGTGATGACACCAATGTATTTGTCATCTCTCATAAGGGTGAGATATTAGACGGTAAGTTTAATAATAAAATCGAATTTGTCAAAGAAAAGAACTTTTCTGTGATGAAAACAGCTTGACTATTCCATCAAACTGGTGTATAATATTAATAATTGAAAATCTCAACTGGAAGGTAGATTATGGAACTCTCTGAAAATACACTCTCTATTATGAAAAACTTTTCTGGTATCAATCAGAATATGTTGATCAAACAGGGTAATACTATTCGTACTATTACCGAAGCGCGAAATGTCTTAGCAACGGCTGTTGTCGATGCAGACTTTCCGCAAGACTTTGGCATCTATGACCTCAATGAATTTATTGGTTCATTGTCTCTTGTAGACGCGCCTAACTTAGATTTTAACGAAAGCTTTGTTACCATTGGTGATTCGACTGGTCGTTCTAAAATTAAGTACTTCTTCTCTCCCGAAGAAACTTTAACAACACCAAGTAAAGATATTAACATGCCAGCTGGCGAAGTTAAGTTTGTCTTGGACAATGAAACCCTTAGCAAAATTCGCCGTGCGGCATCTACCCTCGGTCATGATGAGGTACTGGTTTCAAATAATAATGGCACACTGACGCTTTCTGTTGTCGATAGCCAAAACTCTACTTCGAATTCGTATGCTATTGATATTAGCGGCGAGTTTGATGCTAACACCAACTTTAACTTCATTCTAAATATAACAAACTTGAAAATTATTTCAGGTGACTATGATGTAGAAATTTCATCTAAGTTAATTAGTTGCTTTAGTAATAAAGAACTAAACTTGAAATATTGGATTGCACTTGAAAAAACATCTTCTTACGGAGCTTAAATAAATGAGTAAAGATACTAAAGAACCTGATCAGTATGATCACCTAATGACAGTGAGTAACTCGGTTGCTCGTTCTTGTGTGGCTGTCGTTGATGCAATGACACAACGCGGAGCAATTAAAGGCGAAGAACTTTCGACTATTGGTAAATTGCGTGATGATGCTGTACAAGTTATCCAAGCTGTTGAAAGTATTCAACAAGAAAGAGCGATGGAAGAATAAAAAGTCTTTACATTGTTTCCTATAAGTGATATAATATATTTTTGTAATGAAGGACTATGTGAATGTCAAACGACTTTTTATGGGTTGAGAAATACCGACCGCAAACTATTTCAGAGACTATACTCCCAAAGTCTCTGAAGAATACCTTCCAGAAGATGGTAGATACTGGAGAATTGCAAAACATGCTTTTCTCCGGTACTGCTGGACTTGGAAAAACTACAGTAGCCAAAGCTTTATGTAAATCTCTTGACCTTGACTACATTATTATCAATGGTTCTGAAGAAGGTAATATCGACACTCTTCGAACTAAGATTAAACAATTTGCTTCTACCGTATCACTGCAAGGTGGTTACAAAGTAGTTATTCTTGATGAAGCAGACTATCTTAATCCACAATCTACGCAACCTGCTCTTCGTGGTTTCATAGAAGAGTTTTCTAATAACTGTAGATTTATTCTTACTTGTAATTTCAAAAACAGAATCATCGAACCACTCCACTCTCGTTGTGGTGTATATGAATTCAATACATCTAAGAAAGATATGGTTGCACTATGTGGCGACTTCATGACCCGTGTTGGTGAAATCTTACACAAAGAAGAAGTGTTATTTGATGCACCAGCACTAGCTGATCTCATTATGAAATATGCTCCAGACTGGCGTAGGGTACTCGGTGAGTTACAGCGACACTCGGCTGGTGGTGTAAGAATTGATGCTTCTATTCTGCATAATGTATCAGATAAAAACTATGATGATCTTTTTTCTCATTTGAAAACAAAAGACTTCAAAAAGATGCGTTCATGGGTTGTAAATAATATAGATACAGATGCATCTGCAATCTTCAGAGCTATATATGATCGTATGGGTGATGCTATCAGTCCGCAATCTATACCGCAATTAGTTATCATTCTTGCAGATTATCAATACAAGAATGCGTTTGTGGCTGATCACGAACTCAATGTAGTCGCATGTCTTACAGAGGTTATGGCAAATGTCCAGTTCAATTAGACTAACAATGTATACTCAAACAGATTGTGTATACTGTGAAATTATGAAACACAAGCTTGATTCTTGGGGTTATGAGTATGATGTTGTAAATCTTAACCTTCGACCTGAAGCAAAAACTTTCATGAAAATTGCTGGGCATAAAACTGTACCTCAGCTTTATTGGAATAAAACTCATCTCAACAAAGTTGACACCACAGATTTTACTAAAGATAATCTAGAAGAGCAACTTGATTATGATAACTATGTTGGCGGTGTAGAACAATGGCAATAAAAAAATGGCTTAGGAATGACCCTCACTTTGAAGTATCAGATTTAGATTTTAAAAGAGATATGACCTCTCTTCTTCTAACTTTCATGCTTGGTTCGATTACTGCTTTTATTACGAATAATCTTGGCAGTGTTATTGTGGTTGGCATTGTAGTATATTCCTTTCTTCGATACGCACAGAGAGGATAAAAAATGAATCCTTTTGAATACTTAAATTCTATTAACAACACCAAGAAAGATATTATGGTTGATGATATTGCTGAGAAGGGTTATAACTCTTTTATGGTAAATCGTGGTCTGTCTTATTTTGCTGATACTGTTGTAATTGCAAATGAGATGAACAGGCATCATCACCTAGATGCTCGTATGGCATATGACTTTCTTATAAATATAGTTAGAAAACGGAAAAGGTTCTCCAAATGGATAAAACCTGAAACCGTTAGTGACGTGGAAGTTGTTAAGGAATATTATGGTTATAGTAATGAAAAAGCTCGCCAAGCCTTATCCCTTCTCACATCTGATCAGATTAATGAGTTGAAAAAGAAGGTTTATAAAGGTGGAAGAAAATAATACAATAGTCCAGTGGACGCCAGGGTCAATGCTGGAAATAACATTGAACGAACCAGATGATTTTTTGAAAGTTCGTGAGACACTAACACGCATCGGTGTTGCATCCCGTAAAGATAAAAAACTATTTCAATCGTGCCATATCTTGCATAAGCAAGGTAGATATTTCATTGTTCACTTCAAAGAGTTATTCTTACTTGATGGTAAGAAATCCAACCTTGAAGAGAATGATATCGCACGTAGAAACACCATTGCTCAATTGATGAGTGATTGGGGACTAATCGGTATTGATACAGTAGATAAAATTGAACCGTTAGCTCCTATGAGACAAATCAAAATCATTCCTTTTAAAGAAAAAAATGATTGGGAACTTTGTCCAAAATATAATATTGGTAATAAATAAACGTATATATAATACTAGAGACGCCGAATGATCGGGTCTCTTAAATTAACCTTGCAAGTCATTGGAGGTACATATGACTGGATTAGTATATCCGCGTAGCGGATTCATCGGTTTCGACCACATTTTCGATCAGCTTGAGAACATTCACAAGCATGCGAAAGATACCTACCCACCACATAACGTAGTTAAAGATGAAGACATGTGCTTTACTCTTGAACTCGCTGTGGCTGGTTTCAAACAAGAACATATTGATATTGAAGTTAAGGACCATGTTCTTAATATCAAAGGTGACCGTCCGCAAAAGCGCGAACAGGATAAGTATGTTCATAAGGGTATCAGTGCAAGAAACTGGAGGAAGTCATTTAGACTGTCGGAATACACCGAAGTAACTGGTGCAGATCTACAGGATGGAATATTAACTGTCGGCTTAGAAGTTATCCTTCCTAAAGAAAAGCAGCCTCGTAAAATTTCAATTGGAAAAAACGAGGAATCAAAAAATGACAACAATAGCACTAAAAGGCTTCGCTCTTAGCTTTAACTTTCTAAAGGGCATAGTTAACTTCTTCAATGGTGTAACAGAATCCATTGCGGTATCAAGACAATTTGAAGCTAACCGTAGAGTTGCTCAATATTTGAAGCATGAATATCCAGGACTAACTGAAATGCAGATTGTTTCTGAATTGGATGCTAAGACTATTAAGAACTGGGGAGGCACTAAATAATGTTGAAACTGTTAAAACGTTGGTGGGCAAAAGGTCGTATGACGCCTGTGGAAAGATATCTGGCTGATTCATGTGACCTTGTTGAACTAGAACAACGACAGAAAAATCTAATGCGTAAAGGTATCTGGATTTAATGTGGCCATATACTGAAGAAGAAAATAAGAAGCTTAGTTAAAAAAATAGGAGAATAGCATGCAAAGTACACCACGTAACTGTAATACTTGCGGTCATAGGTGTCATTGCTATTCTCCAGATTGTCCTGAATGTCATAATGATGTTTGTGTTAAGTGTGAGTGTGATAAACCCAACTTAAAAGATATACCAGATTCTTTCATAAAACGAACATAAGGAAATCTATAACGTGGTAAAAAATCTGCAGTCCCTCGATCCTGCTAAGCGTGATTGGGAGTATGATGATGGCGGTACAAGAATATATAAACTAGAGGCTGGGAAACCAGTCAAGACAGAATACAAAGACGAATACGAAATATGGAAGAAAAGATTTGGTCATGACTGGGAACCAAACGATGATGATCTTCCTTATTATGTTGACTTACCTTAGGAGAATAATATGAATGTAATTGAATTAAGAACACAATTGAAAGTTGATGAAGGAATTGAATATGAAATCTATCTCGATCATTTGGGTTTGCCTACTTTTGGTATCGGTCATTTGGTTATCGATGGAGATCCTGAAGCTGGAGAGCCAGTTGGAACTCCTGTCAGCGAAGAGCGAGTTAACGAGGCTTTCGACACAGACGTTGAAATCGTGCTTGGAGAATGCAGAATCTTGTACCCAGACTTCGATGACCTACCCGAAGAATGCCAACAAATAATTGCTAACATGATGTTCAATATGGGCCGTCCACGCCTTTCTAAATTTAAA